ATGTTTTATGCTCTACTTACAAGGGGCATGGTACATACTGCTATAACGGATACCGACCAAGTACTCGAAGATGGAAGATTAAGTATAAATGAAGAAACAATAAATTCACAGGTGACATTACATTGATGAGACACATGGAGTACATGAAGATGAAATTGAAAGAACAAAAAGATATGGTGAACAGTCCTGCTCACTATAATGACTTTGGCATTGAGTGCATTGATGCTATAGAAGCCGCCACTGGTAGTGAGTTTAAAGCTTACTTACAAGGTAATATATTGAAATATCTGTGGAGGTATAAATATAAAGGCAAGCCTTTGGAAGACTTGCAGAAAGCCGAGTGGTATTTATCTCGCTTAATTACAGTGGTGAAAAATGAGAAAGTCAAAAATAACGATTAGAGTGTCTGCTGAAGTAGACACCGAAGAGTTCACACTTGACAAGGAAGAACTTCCATATATATTGGAAGATATGCTAACTGACCTATTTCATGAGATAATAGGTATGAAAACAAAAGACATAACTATAAAGGTATTAAGATGAAAAGTAACGTAACTTTACCCACGTATTATCAACAATTTATTCACAAATCTAGATATGCTAGATGGCTTGATGATGAAAATAGAAGAGAAGAATGGAACGAAACTGTAGATAGATATGTATCTTACATGAGTTCACATCTTTTGAAGAAGCACAAATATACTATGCCTGAGCAAGTCAAGGAAGAATTATATGATGCTATACTTCACTCTGAAGTTATGCCCTCTATGAGAGCTATGATGACATCAGGTAAAGCATTAGAGCGAGATAACACTGCAGGATATAACTGTTCTTATTTGCCAGTAGATGACCCAAAAGCATTTGACGAAGCTATGTACATATTAATGTGTGGTACTGGTGTAGGCTTCTCTGTAGAGAGGGACTGCATAAATAAATTACCAGAAGTGCCTGGACTATTGTTTGATACAGAAGAAACTATTATTGTAAAAGATAGCAAAGAGGGCTGGGCTAAAGCTTTTCGTAAGTTACTAGCTTTATTATGGGCAGGAGAAATACCTAATTGGGACTTATCTTTAATTAGACCTGCAGGTGCAAAGCTAAAGATATTTGGTGGTAGGGCATCTGGACCAACTCCGTTAGATAATTTATTTAGGTTCACAGTAAAAATATTTAAAGAGGCTAAAGGCAGAAAATTATCTAGCATAGAGTGCCATGACCTTATGTGTAAAGTTGGAGAAGTAGTTGTCTCTGGTGGTGTCAGACGTTCTGCTATGATTAGTTTGTCTAACTTATCTGATGGCAGAATGAGACATGCTAAAACTGGTGAATTTTATAAGACTGAGCCTCAAAGACAAATGTCAAATAATTCAGTAGCTTACACGGAGAAGCCAGACTCGTATACATTTATGAGAGAATGGCTTTCACTTGCTGAGTCTGGTACTGGAGAGAGAGGTATGTTTTATCGTGGGGCGGCTCAAAATAAAGCAGCTGAGAATGGTAGACGAGACTCTAATTATGATTTTGGTACTAACCCATGTAGCGAGATTATATTGCGTCCATACCAATTCTGTAACTTGTCTGAGATAATTGTACGTGGTACGGATACTGTTAAAGATTTGGAGAAAAAAGTTCGTTTAGCTACTATAATAGGTACTTTTCAATCTACACTAACTCACTTTCCATACTTACGTAAGATATGGCATACAAATACTGCAGAAGAGAGGTTGCTTGGTGTGTCCATGACAGGTATAATGGACAACGCTATTACTAATGGTAAAGATGCTAAGACTGACTTGAATAAAATTTTAACTAAGCTTAAGCAAGTGGCAGTAGACACTAATAAAGAGTTTGCTGATTCACTTGGCATTCCACAGTCAACGGCTATTACTTGCGTAAAGCCATCTGGAACAGTTTCACAACTCACAGATTCTGCGTCTGGTATTCATGCAAGACATAGTCAATATTACATACGCACTGTTCGTGGAGATAAGAAAGACCCACTTACACAGTTTATGATGGACCAAAACATACCATGGGAAACTGATGGATGGAGTCAAAGTAATGCTGTATTTAGCTTTCCTATAAAAGCTCCTGATATGTGTGTGACTAGAGATGATATGTCTGCTATTGAACAATTAGAGTTTTGGAAGGTGTATGCAATGCATTGGTGTGAGCACAAGCCATCGGTAACTATATCTGTAGGTAAAGATGAGTGGCTTGATACTGGGGCTTGGATATATAAAAACTTTAATATAGCTTCGGGCTTGTCTTTCCTGCCAAGAAGTGATATGGTCTATGAACAAGCTCCTTATCAAGATTGTGATGAAGCACACTATAAAGAGTTTTTAACTAAGATGCCTGAGTTTATTGATTGGACAAAACTTGCTGATTATGAACAAGAAGATAATACTATAGGTAATCAAACATTAGCTTGCACAGCAGATAGCTGTGAAATAGTTGATATAGTTAATTAGGAGATAATATGGCTACTGTTGACAGATTCTACGTACAAGGTCAGAGAGACTTTTATAGAACAAAGAAAACTAAGTCTATTATACATGAGTCCACTAATCCATTTAGTCCCTCTTCGTTTAGAGGGAAAGAATGGTTAAGAGGATTTAACAAAAGTTACTTTAACAATAAGGAGAAAATAAGTGCGAGATTTAATAATAAGTGCACTAAAGTCTAAGCTGATAGGGCAGATGAATGGGCATGCCGCTAATATAGAGGTTATGCTTAATAATCCTGTAGGCTTAGGGGACCATTCTAATTTGATTGATACTGTGGGTAAAGAACTACAGGCTATGTCAGATGTTAATGGGCAATTAAATACTTTAGTTAGGTACTACGAGCCTCCTAAAGAACAACAACAACCTCAAGAAACCAAAAAGGATAAATAATGGAACCTTCTGTAGCAGACCGCAAGAAATTTGACTTAGACTTACAATATGGAAAAGTACGTGAACAACTTGTGGCAGATATGTTGCAGGATAAAAAAATTGAGGTTAAATCCGAACGAGATATATGGCAAAAAAGTGGTAACATTGCCATAGAGTATGAGTCTTATGGTAAACCATCAGGCATTAAAGCAACAGAATCCGACTACTGGTTTCATAACCTTTGTATTGGTGATGAAGTATATGCCAGTGTTGTCTTTAAAACTGATGTGCTCAAACGTATCATAGATTCACTAGATTATCTTCGCTCTGTTAAGGGAGGGGATAATCTAGCTTCACGGATGTATTTGTTAAATTTACAAAAACTATTTTCATCAGATGTTATAAAAGCATTTAAGGAAGGGAACAAAGATGGCAAAAATAGAAAAACCACAGAGTCTAGTGTGGAAGAATGCACAAAGGTATAGGGCTAGATTCTTTGAATCTCGCTTTCCTCTTTGTGGTACGTACTTAGTGTACGTAGTAGAAGGTAGAAAATGGGCGAGAATATCGCAAGGGGATTTAGTTACTAAGGATAATAGAAGTGCCTTGGCTAGATTTAAGATGAGTATAAAGGACTGGGTTAAACTCCCGTCAAAGGAAAAGTATGACGATAGAGCCGTGGCAACTGTGGCTACTAATAGCAGTAACAATTAATACTATAATCAATTTAATAGTATTCTTTAAAGGAAGAAAAATAAAAGATGTCGATAAAAAAGATTGAACTTATAAATGATTTAGAACTAGAGCTTTCATTAACCCTAAATGGTATAGGTGCTGTTATAGCACCAGAGAATGAAGACCCTTCCTTTTGTGAATACACGTGGGATGAGGTTATTGATACTCTTATAGAGAGTCATACAATAGCTGTTCTTAGAAAGAATGATGTACGTATCAGTGGTAGCAGTAAAGATTTCTTAGTGAGAGTTGCAAAACAAATGCGTTCACAAGCCCACAAGATAGAGCAGAAATTAAATACTATGGAAGTTATAGAACACTGTTAATTCACTGGTCTGCCGAATACTGATTCTAAATCCATTGAATCTGGTTTCTTTTTTAACATTTGTTGTGTTTGAGCACTTTCATTAGTTTGATTTCTTTCTTTTTCTACATTTAGTGCTATTGTAGCTATAAGTTGTCCTACTGCACCTTTACCAAAGAAATACTCCTTAAACTTCTCTCCACTGGTCATTTGTTTTCTAGCACTTAGCCCAGACATTACAGATACAAATGTCTCATCCGTAAAAAGTCTACTTATATTCTTTTGTGCACTTAACCTAAAAACTCCGTCTATAAATTTTCTTGGGTCTAGGGTAAATAAATTACCAATTATTTGAGCACCTGACAATGCAGAACCTGCATCTGTGCCCGACTTC